CTTATTGCTGTTATCTTTCTTCTCTTGTTTTTTAATTGACTTTTGAGCAGCCATAAGCGCAAGACCAGAACTAATACTAAGGTCAAACTTGGTACGGTCATCTATCTTAAAGTTAATCCAGTCTTCTAAAGTATTATCAAAGTACATACTGCCGTAATTACCCTCTTCGTTTAATCCTACATGCTCGTGTATATACGCCTCTATAGACTGGGCGTGAGCTTGAATAATGTCTTGAGAGTTGGAAGGTATACCCTTTGTTTTTGTAGCGCTACGTGAGCCACCACCTAAGTGTGCCGGTCTATCCATGAGGTATCCATCGTAACCTCTATTCTCAAAATACCTAGCAATACCGTACTTGTTGTTTTCTATGAGAATCATATACCCATAAAAAACAGCAGACATAAGAACATCCTCGTAAAATATTCTAGCTAATGGAGGGCGTGAGGCGTACTCTAAAACAAACATATTTGAGGGATGCTCAATGTTTACTTTATTGTACAGATGAAGTGCACCTTTAGATCCTCTACCATCAACAGTAGCATCAAGGTCATAGCTATCCACACCACCTACACCTAACCATGAGTTTCCTGGAGTTTTCTTTCCGTAGGCTAATAGAATGTTATTACGTATATCTTCAGGCGGCATCCATGACACTTTAAACCTGCCGTTAGCATCGGGTCTAAATATCACTTTAGTATCTTGAACTCCGTTCTCCCAAACAAAGTTTCCTCTAACCACAGGGTTAGGATACATATCCATATTGTTTTCTAACTGCTCGTATATCTTAGCTATGTTAAATGTAGATGCTTTAGTGGAGTCACGGAATGCTTCATCCATAGTAAAGGGAAACTGACGTATAACCTCGTTAAGATCGTAGCTGTCGTTTGATAATGCCTTACGCTCATTCTTTAAGAACGTTTTAGCACCTATCTCAATCATTTCGTTATCTACACCTAGTATAGGCTCTTCCGGATCTTCAATAACGGGATTTCCGTATCTATCAAAAAACCCTTCTAAGGCTTCGTAAGAGGGTATGAATATCTTGTATAAACCAGTCTTTGTTCTACCGTTAGCATTGCGCTCTGTAGGGTCTGAGTTGTATACCAGCTTTTTAAAATTCCTACCACCTTTATCTAAAGGGTTTACAGTAGAGCCTACCATTGCCTTGCCTATAATCTTACGACCCACAAGCAAACAGGTTCTATGTACTCGCCAAATCTCGGTAATATCTTCGGGCTTTTCTATCTTACCAGCCTCATCAAGAAACAGATAGTGTAACTTCTCACCATCATAAGCATTGGATGTAGTGTTCTTCCAATTGATGATCGTATCTAAAGCCTCGCCTCTGTTTGCTGTTTTATTGTTTTTGGTAATACGCTTTGATGGTTCTCGGAACGCAAGCTCTTGACGAGGGTTAGTTGTACCGTCTTGAATGGGTTTAAAGAAGAATGGATAGTTCCGGTATATCGGCATTATCTTTTTCATAAAGACATTCTCCTGGGCATCTTTACCTGTCTTAGATACAATACCGAGTAGCTTGTCTTTAACTTGGGTTCCTTCATCCGATAGATTGCCCGAACACATCTGCGTATACCCCGAACGTCTACACTTTACATAGACCTGCCCCATGGACCGTGGGTCATGCTCACAAGCAACAAAATGTCGTGACAGCCGGTTCTGAAACTCTAAGTAGCTAGGATATCCAATATCAATCTTAGACCACTGCAAGAACATGTAGTGGTGACCAGTAATGTAGGTGGGCTCACCGTTGTTCATGAACCACACACCATTCCTACGTCTCTCAAACTCCTTGCGTATAAATTCTGTATACCTTTCCTTAAACGGTTTCGGCATATCGTTCCACTCATCCATCGACCTAATCTTCATTAGATCTACAGGTGGCTCTATCCTGCGCCAGTACTGCTCTTCTTTTTTAAGATTATTAAAGAGTATCTCTTTTTTTGCAGGAACAGCAGGTAACTGCACGTAAACATCAGATATATTAATGACATCACCACCAGTACCCTGTGGGCATATGTTTACTACAGGCTCGTCAATACCCTCTATGTTTACTAATCCAGCCATCTATTTCTTTGCAAATTCCTCACTAAAGCCTGAGCTGTAGTCAACCTCGTCTTTTATGTGACCTGTTTTCTTCAGCTCTTTAAGCATCTGCTCGAGCTTTTGATATTCTGTTATAAGCTCCTTAGCATCTATTGCCGATTGCTTTATACTTTGCAGCTCTGACCTACGCTGGCTACCACTAAGCTCTTTGTCTACAGGTTTTTTAATTTCCTCTGTAATGTTTTCAATAGCTATAGACATAGCATGTAGAAGCTCTTCGCCAGCGTTTACACTGTCAAATTTTTTTCTACGTCCCATTAGAATCCAGTTGCGTAAATATGATCTATATGCGTGCGGTAAACTTCATTGCCGTCTATCTCCATTAGGTAGTCGGTATTTTTATGAATCATTACCTTATCACCTTTATTTAGTCCGAGTTGTTGTACAGCTGGCGAATCGTAAAGAACATAACCAAACATATTGTATTCTGGCTTTTTGAGTTCTGTAATAATGCCGCTTTCAGTAACTTCTTCATCTGGCTGTTCTTCTGGAGTTAGGAAGATCCATTCAGACAACAGATGTATCTCACCAGTATCTTGAGACTTATAAGCGTAAGCTTGTGTGCTTCTGCTGTTATAAGGGTCATAGCGTACAAAGTAAATGTCGTCTTCTACGAGCTGACCCTTACCGTTATTTGATATAACAACATGGTGGTGGAAGTAGATAGTGTCTCCGGGCTTTACAGCAGTATCGTATTTTTCTGGAACCGCATAGACCTCAGCAGACATCTTTCTGTTTTGGAACTCATTCCATTTTGGATCTAGGTATATTGACTTATCGCCAACCTTTAGTTCATCGTTAAAAGCTTTAGGCATTCTAACGAAGAAATCGTACAGTGATCTCATGTTAATTAAATTTAAGTAGTGTTATTTATCTAACACAAACTTACGAAAAATCACAGTCGTATTCTAAAAGCACTGGCATGTCCAATACGGACTTCCAAAGCATAACACCATCTTTAGGGTGTTTAATGTAAATAAGGTATTGTGTTTTTCCGTACTTGTGCAAGTACTTATCATCGAGTATAATGGTGTCTACAGTAGATTCACCAGCTCGCTGACCTATGTAATAAGCCATAGCTTTTAAGGGGTTCTCCCCTATAATAATCTTACGTATCATTTTATTTAATTTATATCTCCGTTTCTACGGGCTAAGTCAATCCAGTAATCAATACTTCCTGGGTCTGGTTGACTTTCTTGACGATAAGCTTCAACACAGTAGGAAAGAAGATCGTCTAATTCTTCTTCGTCTGTTACAGAGAAAGATGATAAGAGGTTCATATTAGCACGCTCTTGACCTTCTTCGTCAATATAAGCGCTGTCCATATCTAAAAAACCAACAGCAACACAAGAAATAAACGAGTCCTCGATGTCGTACTTTTTCGCAACAGCAGCTATTGCTAGTATAAGCTCCTGGATTTCGTGAATGGCATCTTTCTCGTTATTCTTCATATTAAATAATGTTACCTGCTTCTTCTCTAAATACTTCTACTTCTGTACCCTGTAAGATACTTGCTCCACCTGAGGATACCAATGCTTGAACACGAATTTTTTCTGTAGGCTGTAAAATAAATACCCCCCAGAATGAATCTGCACGATTTGTTCCTGAAGCTGATTTATCCCTAACTACTGTCTTTATTGTAGTAAAAGCCCCAGCACCAGTAGCTCGTTGCAATTCATATTGAATAACAGCATTAGCGACTTCCAATACAGCTGTTATAGATACACGGACAGGAAACGCTGCTCCTGTTCTGTTCTCAAAAGTCCCAGAAACGGGATCAAAACCAAAGTCTGCTGGCGCTTGCCCAAAGTGGTAACTGCTGTTTTCAGTGCTATTGTTTGCAGCATTAAAAGCAATAGTTTGACCTGTTCCTGTAAGTACAATTGGTGTATCTACATAACCAATAACAGATTCTGGATAAGGTGCTACATCAGTAGTGAATGCTGTTGCTGTTAGCTCGCGCTTAACAACTTCATTGCTGGCGTTTATAAACAAGCCTGTGGTCTCTGAGTTATCTGTAGTAGGTGCACTAGTGTAGGATTGTGTTCCTGCTATCTCAACCTCTGTGCTTGAAACTTTTAAAGCTGTTGTATTTCCGGTACCGTCTTCTACTGTTTTGGTAGTTGTTGTAACACCACCCTCTACTTGTAGTAGGTTTCCGTATTTATCTTTTATCTTTTGACCAGCCAATGTGCTCATAACTGTATATTTAGTTAATTTTATACAAAGATACTAATTTAATAAAAGGCTTATGCCCAAGGGAAGAGTAGCGAAAACAAAGATGTTCAGAGATTTCTCCTATCTCAAGGAAAAATGGATGAAAGACAACTACCTAAAGAACTGGAGTATCGTCATGAGCGATATGCTTTCTAGGTATGACTTGTCAGATAAAGAGATGCGGTTCATGATCTTCGTCTACGACTTGGAATTCTTCACGATGGATTGGATTGCCGGTCAGTACAAGTATGAGAAAAGAAACATAGGACGCAGGCTTGTATACCCGCTTCTTAAAAAGGGGTATATCTATAAGCATTTTGATAAGCTTACTCCGTCTGCTGTTAGAGAAGATCATTTGTTTAGGGATGAAACCAAATATAATTATCGTGTAAGGTACGCACTCAGCCAAAATGGTAGACTAGTTGTATCTAGATTCTATCGCAAGATGGCTGGTGAGGAACCTATTAGTGTGAAGCAATAGTTTTAAAAGGCTTCTTTAGTGATGCTCCCTTATGTGGTACAAACTTACCTTTATGCTTCATAAGGTAGTAGCGCCCTCCTTTGTCCATCCAGTGGTATCCAGAGGGTGCGTCAACCATTACTTTTGCTGTTTTCTTTTTAGCTTTCACCACGTAACATTTTAAAGTCGTTAGCATCTAAAACACCGTTGCCGTTCTTATCAAGCTTTACTTGACCACCTTCTAGGTATTTTACTTTACCTCCAGCGTAGTATTTCTTTTTCTTAGCTTTCTTTTTAATCTTACGCTCCTGCTCTAGCATTTCTTTTGTAGGCTTCTTGCCAGAACCTTTGTTAGCACGGATGTTATCCCACAAACCACGTTCGCTGTAGCTACCGTCTTTACGCTTGATCATTTTCTTTTTCTTTGCTTTTGCCATGTTATCTTAGTTTTTGACGCATTCTATCTATTGCTGCTTTGTTCATACGTACGTAGTCAGCATCTTCTTGTCCTATTCTTTTTCTTACTTCCCCTTCAGAGGTATCGTAAATATACTCTCCTGTTTGCTGGTTTAGCTTACGTGAGTATATCTCCGGTAGCACCCTACGCAATGCAGGTAGCTTATTTAAATCCATATTACCAAACGGCAGCTTTGGAGGTAGTTCTACCATACCTTCTTTAGGTCTAACCGATTCTTTTTTATATTCTTCAAAGATTGGATCAACAGCTTCACCATTGTAAAACTTACGTGGTTTAATAGGGTTTTGAGCTTTTGCTGTTAGATTTACTTTTGGCTTAACCTTAATTCCAGACTCATTCATATAAACGGGAGTTACACTAGGCTCATCCCAAACAGCATTATAAGCATTACCTAACCAATACTTACTCGCCTTATTAATCATAGGGGACAATGTGTTGGTAGATAGTTTGTCAAATACCTTGCTTAACATTCCTTTATTTGGGTCATCTTGAACGCTGTAGTACTGTAGGTCCGGAGAGTAAGAATCTCTTCTGTTGCCCGCCCATTGTATTGTACCGTCTGATTCATCTATAATTCTATCGCCAAGGGTTCTAAGCTCATTAACTCTAGAGGTATCTCTACGTCCGGTATTTACAAGCTCTTGCATTGCATCAAAAGCAGCCTTGTTTTGTTGAGGCTCTTGAGGTTCTACCTCTTGCTGTAGATTGTAGTAGCTGTTTAAAGCTAGGCTATCCTGGTATGATTTTAGCGCTTTCTCGTACAGACCTTTATCGGTATATACTTTTTCTCTGCGCTTCTTAGGTTTTACAGGTCCACCGTTATTATATTTCCTGTGCTTGCTCTTCATCGTGGCATAATGCTTCTACCTAATAGCATTGCACGTATCTGATCGTCTGTTAGTGTGCGTGCTTCTTTTTCTTTGTCTGCTAACTCCTCAAGCTCTCTGAAGTGTGCTCTATCTGCACCAGATACTTTATGGTGGTCAGCCCACATGTCTTCTGTTGTACCCTCGCCTTGCATAAAAGCTTTAAAAGGTATGCCTTCAGCTTGGCTGTAGTCAGCTAGAAATAGAGACTTCTGTTGAGGTATTGTTAGTTTGGAGAAATCATAAGAACCTCCGGACTCATCAATAAACTTTTGCAACCATTCTGGCATAGAACCAGTCTTATCAGAGTTGTAATAACTCACTGCTCTAACAACAGCATCTTTAGCACGGTTGCTACTCTTTTCTGTAAATGGTCCCTCGTATTGAAATATACCACGACCTGGACCTCCACCTATTTGTTTAATAGCGGGGTCAAATGTTCTACCCGATTCAACAGCTGCAATATCATACATGAGGTCTTCCATGCGCTCTCTACTGCCTCCTCTAGTTTCAAGAAGGTACTTAGCCATCTTCTCATAAGAAGCTGTTCCTGTTGTATCTCCAATTGGAAATCCATATGGATCGTACTTTGTTTTTACAGGTCCTCCTTTGTCGTATTTTCTATACCTACCTTTCATTAGAACAAGTTAATTTTTTTCTTTGGTAGCATTACCTGTGGGAATCTAGCATCTCTAACCTCTTGCATAGGAATACGTTTGCTGTATTCTTCTCTGCCTGGTCTAGAGTTTCTAGCCATAACAATGTTTTCTGGGTCCATTGAATATGGACGCATAGTATACATAGGGTCTTTATCTTCTTGGTCAATAGCCCCACCCATCATTTCTCTATTTATATAGCTAGTTATCTCAGGAGGCATTTGCTCTGGGTCCATAATACCCTCAAGCATCATGATCTTAGCAGCTAAAGCAAGCTCTTCCATTTGTCTAGCAAACTCTGTCTTCTTGCTTGTTTTCTTTTTCTTAGGCTTCCCGCCACCTTTATATTTTACTTTCATCGTTGTCCTATTCGTTCGTATCTCTTCAACATGTTTTCTGCCATCATTTCGTAGTTGCCAAGTTTCTTTGCATCACGCTCTGAAAATTGTTTCTTATCTAGATATATTGGCTCACTAGATGTGTATATAGGGTTTTCACGTATACCTTCAATAAGGTTTCTATACTCAGCTAGTTTTTTAGCATCACGTCTAAAGTTAATAGCCTTACCTTTTTTAGGAGTATCGTTTTTATAAATTCTTGGTTTATAGGAATAGGTTATCCAATCCATAGGATATATACCTGATGGGAACTCTTGACGAAGAAAGTCTGCTGTTACTAGTGGTATCTTTAGTGGTAATGGTAAAGCACCCATTTTCTCGGAGTGTGACTCATGCGTACACCCAGCCCAACCACATTCAATATCGTAATGCCACTTACCCTTCTTTAATCTATCTATTGATTTCTCCTTGAAGGATTGTGACGCAGTTTGATCGCCATAAGCGGAACGCAAGTCTTGCATAGCCTCCCTACGCTCTGATCTAGTGTAAGGTCTTTTTTTGAAAGGGTTAGGAAGCTTACCCCCTTTGTCGTATTTGTATTTACCTTTCATTCTTCTTGATACAGTTTTCTGATTTAGAACAATAACATACTTCATCGCTACCACAATCAAATGGATGGGGAGCTTTCACGCTAGGTATAACACCTGTATTTAACAGCATGCGTAGTATAAGAAGTATAATGAGTAGTGTGATTATTATAGCCATAAGACAAAGATAATCAATAATATGGCATGCAAGTATGTCTCATATGGGACTTGATAATGTAAAATATTTTTACTAACTTAGCATTGTGATTGAGATCAAACGAATGATTGAACTCATGTTCTTAAGTGAATCAGTTTATAGTTCAGAAATAAACTAATCCTAGCTCAGAGTGTCCAACCACAACAAGGACACACAGACAAATTCACGTTACAAACTACAATACGCCCAAACTATACCTGTGCCAGAACCACGCGTTCAGTCCCAGGGATCCCCTTACAACAGCTGTTATTTACCTTTGCATAGCAAGTATCCACCACCTAACAGATCTATCCTATACACCCCCGCAAATCCCTACTCTGACCAAAAACACAGCCTTTCTCCAATTTACAGCAATCTATAACCCCAAAAAAGACCCCAGAAATATCTATCGGGGGGATTATATTATGTGTTCCATGACTGCATTGCCGCCCCGAAGCGAATCCTCGACCCACCCCACCCCTACCAGCTGAACGGCTTTGTGCACTTTTTCAGCGTTTCAATGTGCTCCAGCTGGAACCTTTTGGTTTGTTGGTTCTGTAGTGCGTACAATCCCACTCCCAGACCTACAGACTACCGAAATACCTTTTTTCCTGTCTACATCGGGCACATACTCCAGAACTGGGGCGATATCCTCTTTGCCCGTTTTTTATCCTTATACTATGCTCAGCTCGTTGAACAGTTGGGTAAAATGTGGGCATTTGCTCCATTTGTCAGGGTTTTTCACCTGGGGCTTTACCTGGGCTTTTGTTTAGATCGTGCCCGGGTTCAATTCTTTTTCTTCTTCTTGTGTTGTATCTTATTCACATTTGTTTATATTTGAAGTGTAGCGCCTTGGCGTTGCTCGTTCTTTGAAATGCGGGAAAAAGTTAAAACAGATCTGAAGAACTCCAGTAGTGCGGAGTCAGTGCGTTAGTAATAACGCCAGGGCTTAAGAAAGCCGAAACCTATGAACGGGCACACGTTCACTTCTAGCGCTCCTATATTGGGGCGCTGGTCATCTGTTAACCATTAAAAACTTTATAATATGGAGCACTTAGATACTTACGAAATTGCGGAATTAGAATTAGAAGCGAGCAAGTACAGAACATTTGCACAATTTGAGACTATTGTAGACTCTGCCTTTCATGGCGTATACAGCCAGGCAAAGGGTCAATTTAGAAAATACGGGTTTGATCCAAAGTCGTACATTGACTATATAGATGAATATTGCCAGGATTTAGTAAATGATAACGTAAAAGTTGAATTACTTACTCAGCTGGTTTATATCATCCACTAAACAAAGGGAGCGCCTATTTCGGGCGCTCCTGGTCATCTGTCAAAATTAACTTTTGCGCTCCTATTGGTTTGGTTTTGGTTCTGGAGCGTAAAGGTCAAAAAGGAGTGCCCTAAATGGGCGCTCCTGGTTATCTGTTAACTAAAAAAGAAAAACATGGAGAATTATGTAAAAATCTGGAGTGTTCAACACCTGCAAATGCTTGATAGCTCCAATCCTTATGGCTTTGGTTCGTTTGTCTATAATTCCTCTGGCGAGATCTTTACCACTGCGGAGGTTATTGATATTTGGGAGGAACTACAAGAAGACGAACTATTCTACGGCATGAATTGGGAGAGTGAGCTATGGAGCGAAAGCGGGGAGCGAATACCAGCAGTTTATGTAGAACATTAAAAGAAGGGGCGCCAGGGGGCGCTCTTTTTTGGTTATCTGTTAACTAATTAAAAACTAAAAGGAAATGACACTATTTGAAAAAGACAAAGAAAAAACCTTTATCTACGGAGATAGTACCGGCTCCAGACCAATGACAAGGGCGTACTGGAACTTAGTGGTAAGCATAAGAGATTTAAGTTTGTTTTGTGTAGGTATATCACCAAACAGACACTGGAGGTTAAAACACGTAAAGGATTATTTTGGTATAAAAGGAGGCAAAGAGAAAATCCTTACTCAGCTGGAGGAGATGCTTGAAGAATACAAGCTAGAACTAAGTAAACAAAACTAAATTAAGGAGCGCCAGTGGGCGCTCCTGGTTATCTGTTAACTAATTAAACAAAGACAAAATGAAAACATCGGTATTTATTGGTAAAGCTGAGGTAAAGTGGAAAGCAAAAAAGAATAAAGTTATCCATGCTATAAGAAGCTCACGTGATGCTTACAATTTATTAAAAGCACATATGGGCAAAAAGATATTTGAACAAGAATTATTTGTTGTAATGTATATGAATAAAGCGAACCATGTACTATGGATTGAAACCATTACTCAAGGGTGCGGGGATTCTTGTAATGTAGATGTTCCGGCTATAACGAGAAGGGCAATTGAAGGAACTTCTCACTCTGTCATCGTTTCGCACAATCATCCAAGCGGAAATAAAAGACCAAGCGAAAACGACAGAAGAACGACAAAGGAACTTAAAAAGTGTTTAGGCTATTTTAAAATTTCGTTGTTAGACCATATCATCGTTTGTGAAGATGGGTATTATAGCTTCGCTGACAATGGCGAGAGATCGTTATCTTAAATTAAGGAGCGCCAGAGGGCGCTCTGGTTATCTGTTAACTAATTAAACTATCTACTATGAAAAATAGAGTAGTCTTTACAATACCAGAAAAGGACATTCTGGTAGTAATACGTAAAGGGAAAACGACAAACAAAAAGATTTCAAATGATGCGCCATTGGTTCAAACGTACACGTTTAGCACTGCACAATGGAGCCTGGCTTCTACTTCAAAAGGATTTGGTATGAAGAAATTCTTTGCGCTGGATGGAGCCAATTGTTTAGATTGTCCATATAGTGGTAACATGGGAGAAGGAGGATGCTACACGCACAAATTTAACCAGTACATTGGTTTTTTATCTATGCTACGGAGCATTAAACACGAAGAACTTACGCCAATTACAAGGGACAAACAACAGAAAATTATTGAGCTTTCGTTTAATAGTTACGTAAGGTTTGGAACGTATGGGGAGCCATCATTAATGCCTTTATCTGTTATTGATGCTATGGTATGGAACGCTAAAACGTGGACTGGCTATACGCACCAATGGGAGAAAGAATGGGCTGAAGGTTACAAAAACTATTTTATGGCTTCTACTCACGACCAGCTGGAAAGCAAACGAGCAAAAAGTATAGGGTTTAGATCATTTGTTTCTGTTATACCGGACAAAAAAGTTACCGGTGTAAACTGCCCAGCATCTAAAGAGCAAGGCTACAAGAGTAACTGCGAAAAATGCGGGTTATGTTCGGGTATAAAGGGCAAGGGAAATAAGGATGTATGGATTTTAGAACATTAAAGGGAGCGCCAATGGGCGCTCCTGGTCATCTGTTAATTTAAATAAGAAAGCAATGAAAGAGAATAGCTACGAATTAAGCAAAGAATACAGAGAGCGTTTCGCATTTAATCAAGGTGAGCGTTACTGGATACAATTGGCTTTTGATGTGTACACTAAGAACATTAAAGAGGAGCTGGAACAAGAGATAGCGGAAGGTAAAAATCCAGTTATCATGCCTTCGTTCTTTGATGGTTTATTTGAAACGATCAACTACAAGCTTGATGCATGGATGCGAGAAGATAGAGCCGTTCTTCAAGACTCGGAAGAATAGCTAATAATTGGTTAACGATAGAGTCAAAGGGAGCGCCAGTAGGCGCTCCTGGTTATCTGTAAATTTAAAATCAACATCATGAACAGAATTAAGTATTGGATTAAGGAGAAAATAGGCTTAATCGATAAAAACGGGGTGGATAGAATGAACTATCTGTTAATGAAAGTGGACTATTTATCTACTGAATTAAACGAGGCTAAGGAAAAGATACTAAAGCTGGAGCAAGACATGAGCAGTATTTATAATGTACAGAGCGACATGAAAACCGATATCTCTATGAATGAGGATGAGATAGACACAATAAAGGGCAATTTAGAAGAACATAGTTTACCTTATCTGTGGGAGATTGTAGATGAAAACAAAGACTTTATAAAGAACCTTGAGGTATTGGATGAACACCACGTAAGAGACATTATAAATCAAGAGCTGGAAGCCTTACAAAGCACTGAAGGTATAGAAGCAACAGAAGAAGATAGCGTAAGCAATGAACGTTTGATTACCGGTATTGTGAGAAGTGAAATCGCAGAGTACAATGAATTTATAATTAATGCTTTGAGCGATAAATCGTTTGATTAATTAAGAGAGCGCCCAGTGGCGCTCTTGGTCATCTGTTAATATAAATAAAGGATTATGGAATTTAAGTATGGTACAGTGTACGCTGAGGCTACACTAAAGGTTC